CAGTATTATTCGCCCCCGCACGGGCTGCTGATGTACCCGTCACCCCCGCCACCGCACCTGCTGCTGATGTTGTGCCCCCCGCCGCACGGGTTGCTGATGAAGCTGTACCTGGTGTTGTAGGTACTGCTCGTGCCGAGATTGATAATATTATATCGCGGGTACCTGAGACTTCTGTTAATACCACAACTCAAGGAAAAAGAAGTGCTGCTGCCATTGTTAGAAGAAACTTTGATGAACTTCTTGCGGGTGGAGAAGTCAAGGGTCAGGCAGCCAAAGTATCTTATATAGCAAGACAGACAGGACGATCAAAGGAAGAGATAAATGGCCTCATAGGCCGAGGTCCTACTGAGCCACCTACTGTTGGCGTAGGAGACAATTTTACTGGTGATTCTGTTGATGAACTCCTCGCCACACACCTAACTCCTAACTTCGTAAGAAGGGCGGGTGAGTGGCTTGCTGGACTGCCTGGTATGAAATCTGTTGTGAAACGAGTGTTTACTCCTGCCTCTGTTGCTAGGATAACAGGTAACGAGGCAGTAGCAGAGGGCTATGGATACCGTCTACTTCAGGAAAGCCAGCAAGCAATCGCAAGTGAGAGACTTATAGGGTTTGCCACTACTAAGGCCGACAGGATGTTGGATCGTACAACACGTATCTTTGATGTTGCGAGGGAAGGGCCGGAAAAGGGCAAGGTGTTGCTGGTAGATGGCAGTCGAAGGGCTTTTGGTGACGTAGCAGAAAATCCCGCTGCCCATCGGGCCAAAGGACTTATAACTGCCGAGCAGGAAAAGTGGATAACTGATGCTCACGAATATATAGATGAACTGGCTAGAAACTATCAACTTGTTTCGGGTAAGCAGTTGATATTCAAGAAGAAACGTGAGCATTATTGGCCTAGATTTGTAGTGAAGGAAGACGGCAGTGTTGGTGTCAGTAGTGAGAAAGTGTTTGCAAGACAGTCGCCAGGTGCGCCTCGGATATATGAAACCGTAGAAGATGGTATGGAGGCTGGTAAGGACTATATGTCGGATCCTTTGGAACAGTTAACAGCTTACTCTAGAGCTGTAAGTAAGATGACTAGGGATAGTATTTTTGAGAAAAGGCTTTTAAGTAAGAACATCATTCTGCCAGATGGAACACCGCAAGTAATGGCAATTCGTAGACCTAGAGGTGAAAGGGTAAGAGATCTGCCTGAATGGCAGCAACGAAGGGGTTTGGGAGAACTAGATATTAGTGAGGCAGCAAGGAAGCAATTAGTACAACCTATGGGACTCAGGCGAGGCGGGTTCTTGCGTATTGCTGAAATGCTTGCGGCAGTACCGAAGATGATTGTAACTGGTTTGTTCGATACAGGACAGTTCTTTATCCAAGGTATGCCCCTTTTATTCTACAGGAAGGGCAGATGGGGAGAAACTGTAGCAGGATCTTTAAGAACCCTATTTTCTAGGAGTCCAGAGGACTACTTCAATCACTGGATGAGGACGGGCTATGCTGACAAGATAAAGGATGCATCCGCCCACGGCATGGATGTATCTGCCCTATCTGAATATTATCAAGCAGCAGGTATATTAGGCCGAGTCCCTGTAGCTGGTGCTCTTGGTCGTCGGTTTGGGGCAGCTTTTCATGCTTATATGAATGTGGGACGAGTAGAGATGTATGATGCAATGGCTATGGTGGCTCGAAGTAAAGCAGCAAGATCGGGTCAATCTGCAACAGAGTTGGAAAGAGAACTACGCAGGATCGCTCGGATAGCAGATAGTATTATGGGTGGTACGTCTACTAAGGGTCTGGGCTTGTCTGCTACCCAACGTCAGGTTGAAAATGCCTTCCTCTTCTTTGCCCCTAGATATACACGATCAGTGTTTGGGACAGTTTCACATGCGGCAGGCAGTGGTGTGGGTGCAGTAGAAACTAGAAAGATGTTGGCCCAGATGATGTTTGGTGGTGCCGCAGTAGTTGCTGGTGCCGTTGGGGCAATAGGTATTGCTAAAGGGAAGTCTTCAGAAGCTATCACAAAGGATATAGAGAAAGCACTTGACCCCAGGAGTGGTGCTGCTTTTATGTCAATAGAGTTAGGAGGTCAGTATTATGGAATTGGTGGTGGGTATCGAGCTATGGCTAGGCTGGTAGCTAATGTTACGCCTGGTATTCCGGGTCGGGAAGGTCGTCCAAGTCCTTGGAGCCGTGTTATGGAAGATGCTGCGAAGGGAAAGTATGGCGATGTGATTCTTCGGAATCCGATAGTGATGTTTTGGAGAAGTAAGATGGCTATACCAACAGGAAGTCTTGCTGATTTCATTGATGGGGAGGACTTCATTGGGGAAGAATTTAGTCTAAATGCGTTCACTGAAGATCCCGGAAGATTCGGACGAGCGGTAATGAATAGAACTACTCCATTCCCAGTACAGGCATTTATAGAGGTTTTGGCTTCAGGTTCCGGGGTCGGTCCAGCGGTTGCCGCTGGAGCAGCGGAGTTTATCGGTGGCCGTCAGGTGCCGGTATCTCTAGTTCAGCGTAGAGAAGAGAAAGAAATGGATTTACAAACATCAATAAAGGATAAACTTGATATAGAAGGCAGTTATGAAGAACTCGTGGATAAACGAGGTTATGGCGACGGCAAGGCCTGGTCCACATATAAAGATATGGAAGAATCTCCGACACGTACATGGGAACTAGATCCCAAGACTAGATTGTTAATAGCCCGTGATCCCGAAGTATCTGAACTTTCTCAAAGGAGTAGGGAAGAGACTAAAAGATGGAATCCTGAATTGGGAAACTATTATGAAGAAATTGACTTGTTATTTAATAATGAGGATGAAAAAAATCTAGGTCTTATCCAGCAGTTAAATAAGGCTTGGAGTGTATCAACAGAAAATAACGACAATCCGGGCATGGCATACAGGCTGGCTCGTAAAGCTATCTTCACTAAATATTACACCCTGCTTCAGGATGCTCGAAGCAGAGCAGAAGATGCCGGTCTTTTCCGTGATTTCGACCCTGAAGGTCCTTTTGCCAAGGCTAATGATATCTACAACAGGATCTTATTCGCAGAAGACGAGGAGTTAATTAAGGAATTAGTTGAGGGATCATATGTTCCCCTTGAGCCTCTCCCCGGCCAATTCAATTGGGACGAGTGGGATCGAAGAATGAACTATCTTGTTGGTGAGTTCAGCCAGGAATTCGTGAATGATACCAAGGCTATCTCAAGAGAGAAGCTACCTGAATTTGAACGTATGTACAGGGATAGTGTTGATAGGATAAGCAATGCAGGCTATTTCGACACCCGTGATCAAGCTGCTATGGATTTGAGACTATCCTCAAAATGGAATGACTATAAAAACCTTCCAGACGGACGAGAGAAAGAACGTAAGAGAGATGAAGATATTAAGAGAATTGAGGCTCTTGGTAAAAATAAAAGAAGTCGGCTGCGCCTCGATGAAAATCTAGAGAGCCTATTGCAATACTGGGGATACGAGACAAAGGATGTAAATATAGATCTATTAAAGCCGGAAGGAGTATATATAGGCACCTATGGCCTGTGAAATTAACGTCCTTAGCTTGGCAATTAACAGTAATGCAAATCAGTTTTATAGTGACATAAATACCTACATGATGTAGTCTGTAACTTGACAATCACAATATTCTGTATTTATGCTTATGCTTGGAGGGACATGCAATGACAATGGAACAGACTGAACAAGCTGAGATTCCGGTAGCTGATACGGCAGAGCCTGCTGTTGAGCAACAGGTTGATGCGCCGGTAGAGAATACTGTTACGGATCAAGTAGAGGGGATTGCTACCCCTGATCCTGTATCTACTCCACCCGCAGTAACTGAGCCTGCCCCGGCAGCTACAGCACCTGTACCTGATAACGGACAGCCAAACACGTTTGGATCCCAGCCCCAATACACGCCAGAGCAACTGGCACAGATGCAAAAAGCGTCCGTAGAATATGAGCAGGTGAGACAGCGGGCAGCTTTACAGAAACAGGCAGACGAGTATAAAGGTCAACTGGAAGCGCAGGGGTATCTTCCTGAACAGGCAGATCAGATATCACGCCAGTATATGCAATCCCAGGAGTACCAGGCCACACTTGTACAGCAGGCGGAGAACTACGGAAGGCATATACAGGAAAAGCAGATGGCTGTAGAGTTCTTCGTTAATAAATATAATCTTGGCATAGGCGACATGGGAGCACTGAGAGCGTACGATGATCCCAAATCTATGGAAGACGCTGCTAAGGCCATGTCGGCTAACAGGGAGCGCGATGCAGAGTTGGCGAGGCTGAAGCAGGCACAGGTGCCTGCCCAGTCATTTGATAATAGTCAGGGCAACCCACAAGTGGCTGCTGATGAGGGAAGCTGGCTAAGTAGGTACAACAGCGGAGACAGGACAGCACCAGCACTGGCGGCGGCGAAAAAAGCAGCAGGACTTGGATAGCTTACCATAAGGAGGTAAACAGCTATGGCCCAGACAGCGACGGCAGGTAATCTGGAAAATGCCCAGAAGATTATTATTGCGGCGAGTAGGTATACGGAGGAGCATAATTCTCCGGCTGTTAATTTACTAGAGCAGTTCACTCTTCCGAAGGGAGCCAAGCAGGTCACTGTACCCAAGGTGGGACAGATGACTATGAGCGATCTTCAGGACGGTGTGGATATCGTAGACGAGGAAGATATTGGTATGACCACGGTTGACCTGACCGCATCAGAGGTCGGGGCCAAGGTTATTTTGACTGACAAGCTGGTCAGGCAAGCTGCCGATAATGTATTCAGTATGATCGGGCGACAGCTTGGTGACGGCATGGCAAGGAAGAAGGATACAGACGTTATAGCTCTGTGGCCTAATCTAAATGGAGGCACAGTGCTTTCTGCGGATAACCAGACATTCTCTACTGCGAATGTTCACGCTGCTATAAGCAGGGCAAAGGCTAATAAGTTCGGCAACCAGTTGTACATGATCCATCATCCTAATGCTGTTGCAGAACTATCAAAGGCATCGGCCACTACTGCTGATACTGCTGCTGCTGCCGGTCTAACATCTGGATGGAGCGTAGACCTGTTGCAGAATTTCTATAGTGGACTTCGTCCCATCAATGGTGTCAGTATCTTTGAAGATGGGAACATCGAGAAGATTGGCACTACCGACTCCGGGTACGGTGTCATAGCTGATAAGACTGCTATGGCAGCTCTTAACAGCGTCGATACGAGAACTGAGCGACAGCGTGATGCCTCTCTCAGGGCCACGGAAGTAGTTATGACTTCTGACTACGGCGTATTTGAACTTGATGATAGCCGTGGAGCAGCATTTAGGGCCGAGATTGGTGACCTTTCCTTCAGCTAGGCATAGGTAAGTGAGGGTAAGTAATGGTAGGAATAACTGAGCGTAATAAGCAGAGACAAGAACTTGTTAGCGTAGGGTTTTCGATGGACTGGATAGACCAGGATCGTCCTAAAGTTACGTTATACCGTCACAAAGCTAGTTACAATGCAGAAGGCAATATATCAGAAGATGTCGGCTCTACAGTAAAGGGAGTACCGGGAAGTCCTGATTACGTTTTACGTAAGGCTAAGATAGGATTATTCCCCTGGGTCCCCAGTGAAAGCTGTGAATGTCAGTGGTGTAATACTGTAGAGGAGCCCGAAAAGGCTGATGTACCTGAGTCATTGTTTAAGTGCCCTCATTGCAAGGAAGTTATTACTGCATCAAATGCACAGGGTGCAGCGATGAAGCTGAGGACTCATATCAAGGATAATCATCCTGATATCGAAAGTTAGATAGAAGACCCGGATGGTTGTAACGATAGGCCGAGATCGTCCGGGTAGTACAGAATCGGCCTGTCGCAGGATATAAAACCTGTAAGTTAACCTTTAAGGAGGTTTTAGAAATGTCTTTTAGTGCGATTCAGAGTGGAAGATATGGATTTGAGAAACAAACTACATCGGCCAAGAAACAGATTTATGGTGCTACGATGGCACTCCCTGACGGAAGGGTGTTCCGTTATGTAGAGAATGGTGGAACTGCTATTGGCGAGGGTTTAGTTGTAGCCAGTGAGGCCCCTGCCGGTAACCATGATGAAGACCTTGTCGTATCAACTAGCGGTTCTGCTGGTGGAACAACCATCGGTGTCACTCTTGGTGGTACAGCAGCAGCCAAAAACCTTTATGCAGAGGGGTATCTGTTTTCTAACCTGGCATCTACAACTCCGCATGAGATGTACAAGATCAAGTCTCATGCTGCTATAGCTTCCAGTGGAAGCGGAACAATCACAATAGATGAGACTGACGGATTCCAGACTGCTATCACGGCAGGTACGGATACCGTAGGTCTTATCAAGAGCCCTTACAAAGATGTTGTTGTTGCTCCCGCAGCCGTTGCAGGACGATTCGTAGGCGTAACCTGTGCAGATCTTGAGGCCGATTACTTCGGTTGGGTACAGGTATCAGGGATGGCATCTGTTAAGATTGATGGTACTCCCGCAGTTGGTACACTGGTAGGCGCAAGCTCCAATCACGCAGGGCAGCTTCTCGCTGTTGCTGCTGATACCACTCCTGCCCTGGCAAGGTTACACGGAAAAGCTGGTGTGGATAATGAGTTCCATACAGTATTCCTGATGAACATGCATTAAATGGTAAGTGAACTTTGGACTCCACCGGGGGTTACGGATTACTCCGTAGCCCCTGTGGGGCATAACGCAGAAACCGGCGGATCAATAGAGCAGCACATTTTCCAGGTGCATGATCCTGTCACGAACAAACGGCATAAGTTCTGTGTCATTACAGACGAGGATACTTCGCAGGCCCACCTGGAAGACATGGTATCGAGTGCAGTTGACACATGGTTTACCGAGGTCAGGCAGAAAGACCACAAGCCTGCTCCTACGCCTGAGCAACGTAAGGAGATCGGTGCGATCCTGAACGATATCAGGATAAACAGAACGAAACGTAATGAGAGTTCTAATAATCGCATATACTACTCTGGATTAAAGGGAGGCCGTAATGGCAATCACAGAGGTACAAATTAATGAACAAGACATAGCATCCGTGCTACAGCAGAAGATCGGAGAGGCAGTTAACCTGCAACTCAGAGTTGAGGCAATGACCCGAACTATTGCAGCACAAGATGCAAAGATAGCTGAGCTGGAAGGACAGATAACGAGTCCTAACGGCAGGGAGGCTTCAGATGCCAAAGGTCGGACGGAAGAAATTCCCGTATACGAGCAAGGGTAAACGAGCAGCATCAACCTACGCAAAGCGTACCGGCAAGAAGGTTCGTAAGGCTAAGAAATACTAAAGGGGGGCAGTCATGCCTGTAGTACAGGGCAGGACTCGCGCCCAGATACGCCAGTCTATAGGCTATAATCTTGGTGCTGTCTATGTATCCTCTGCCAGTGGAAACGGATCTACTACTACAATAGTAGATAGTTCTCTTATAGGCGCAGATGATAACCATAACGGTAAGTGGGTTGTCTTCAATGATGTAGACGGAACATCAGGGCAGGTCACACGGGTATCTGATTACACGTCGAGTTCTACGACACTTACATTATCTCCTGCAATCGCAGCATCTTCAGCTACGGATGATACATACGAACTCTGGGATGATGAGTACAGTCCCACAGCATTAAACGACTTTATTAACCAGGCCATCATAGATGCCTCTGACAGGATCTTTGACCCTGTAGAGTCTCTTGCATTACATACAGACGGTCATCAGCTACGGTTTGACATACCATCTGGGCTCTCGATGTTACAGAATATCTATTACCGTAACAGCGTAGAATCAAAACAGCTTCATGCCTGCGCTACTACGTTTGATGAGACTACTGATTCTGATATTACACAGGCCCTGGACACCAAGGACAGGCGACAGGGAACACAGTCTCTGAAACTGACTATAGCTGCGGGGCTCTCTGCCGGTGATTTCATAACTGACAGTATCACGAGTGCCGATATCTCAGGATATGACTATATTGAGATGTGGGTAAAGAGCACGGTGGCTACGAGTTCAGGAAACCTCAAGCTTCATCTTGATAACGGAACCGTAACAGCAGACGGGAACGATCTTGAGAGCCTGAATATCCCTGCATTGTCTGCGGATACGTGGACATTTGTTCGTATATCCATGTCAAATCCCGAAAGCGATACCGCAATCGTATCTATTGGGCTTGAATACGATTCTGATCTTGGTGCATGTACAGTATGGATGGATGATATTAGGGTAGTCAGAAATGACAGTGCGGTATGGGGACAGATCCCGAAAAGTCTCTGGCGTATTGACAAAGAATCGCAGGATATCGTGTTAGACAGATATGTTCACGGTATAGCACCGTATAAGCTTCTGAAGCTGGTAGGCGGAGACAAGCCTGCGCTACTGACAGCCGATACGTCTACACCGGAGATACCTGACCAGTACCTGATAGCACAGGGCACTGCCCTTGCATTTGCAGCCAGTTCCGGCGGGCCTTCTACAGACCCTGACCAGAGGCGTAACCAGGCAGGGTTCTGGTTTGGACGAGCTTCATCTGACAAGCGGTCATTTCCCCTACTAACTAATGTACGCTTGGTGTCCTAATGGCGGCAAAGGTTGAAAGCCTAAACGAGATCTACCTAAACGGTGTTTATTACCCTGTTACAAGGCCTGTTCAAAGTGTTCTCTCCTCGCTCTATCCTGCCAAAGTAGTCATAGGCGACACGTCGAAGGATTCCCAGGCCCGTACCTCTGTTGTAGCGTGGTCTGACTGGCGTGGCGGGATCGGTGTTAACCGCATGGAAGCAGGCGGTGACATTAACCGTGCATGGTGGTCCACCCTACAGTTACGATACAAGAACCACCTGATTCTTCCGGGGCTTGATAATGATGCTGCGGCCAATGCCTCTTCTACGAGCCTGACAGGGCCTGCTATAGGAGCTATAGGAGAACTTAGCGGAGAGATATATGTTGCCTGGAACGGAAGTGTCTCAGAAGCTTCCAAGATATATAAATACAACAATACTTCAGACGCATGGGGATCAGCTTTAGCTACTCCTGCTGACCGGGTAACAGATACTGTTACGTGGCAGGCTCTTTCAGATGTGACATTCATGGTGTTCGCACACTATGACTCTAATGGGTCTGGCTATACATATTATTCTAAGTTCGCAACGGCTCTTGATGGTGCTATCACTAGTACTGGTGCTACTTCAGTTCCGGTAGATGACGCTAGTGGGTTTGTAGCGGGACAGATAATAGTAGTAGATAGCGAAGACATGAGTATCGATAGCATCTCGTCAAACACACTCACGGTTACCAGAGGAGCTAATAGTACAACGGCTGCAACTTATTCAGATGGAGCAACTGTTTCCACGGGTTGGACATCTGATGCTACTGATACACAGTATGTTGCTGTATGGGATGACAGGCTATGGGGTATCAGCTATGCAGGACAGTTATGGTACTCGATAGTAGCCGGTGAAGAGAATACTGATGCCAAGCTTCCTCTTCCTGCTGGGTCAGTAACGGGTCTGTTCGTAGCCCGTGATGCAGGCGGGGAGCCGATCCTGTACGCAGCTACCAAGAAGGGCCTTTTTGCCCATGATGCTGCTAATGCCAAGTTTATCCAGACAGAGCTGACACTTCCGAATCATCCTTTTGCAGGTAAGGGTACTATCAGGTGGCGAGACAGTATCTATATGCCAGCAGGACTTGGTCTATATAGGTATATAAACCAGGCTGGTGGGGCTGTATTGACCATCACAGGCCCTGACAGGGATGATGGGCTCCCTACCGACAATAGGGGCACCATCAAGTACATGAGTGGCTCCCATAACGAATTGTTTGCGGGGGTGGACTCAGCGACTAAGACACCGCTTGAGTCTCAAAATTCAGTACCGCACCAATGGAGGAGCCATCATGGCTCTCCGGTTATAGACTCCTCGGGATTTTCGTCCATCCTTGGTTATAACGGCCTGGGGTGGGAAACCAAGTGGGTTGCAGCGACCAATAGTGAGGGCAAGAGTGTCCAGCACATATTCGTGAGTGATGCCTATGACGAATATCGTCTATGGTGGGGCTTTAACGGCGAGATTAAGTTTATGAAGATCCCGTCTGACATAATCAATCCCAGTTTTGTGTCTGACTTTGAATATAAAGCCCGTGGAACTCACGAGACACCTTGGTTTAATGCAGGACAGTCAGAGGTTGATAAGCTGGCATTGAACTTGAGAGTAGAAGTACAGGATTCTTCTTCAACAGAGAAGGTAACTGTCTCATATGCAACGGATTACAGTGAGTCGGCTTACACTTCTATGGGAGAGATTACATCAGACGGAATAACTACCTATACATTTGGTTCATCTGCGGGCACTACGTTTCGGGCAATCAAGTTCAAGCTGGAGCTTGAGCGTACCACGAATACCGACACTGACAATTATAAGAAGAAGACTCCTGATGTCGTTTCACTGACATTGGAATGGAGAAAGAAGCTGCCTGCTAAGTGGGGCCATCAAGTACAGATAGACTTGAATAAAGATTACAAGGGCAAGAGTCCGAAAGACCTGAGATCTGCCCTGTTAAGTGCTATTGAAAGCACAACGCTTGTTGAGTTCACGTTCAGGGACGATAGTGGCGGTACCCGCAATTTCTATGTAGACGTAGCTTCTGCTACCGGTATGGAATACAGCGGATATGATGAACGCGGGGCGACTACGATCAACCTGGTGGAACCATGATCATTGATATCGGCACAACTACAGTTTCTACGGCTGGTACTGAGCAGCAGATATCCAACACGAATAACAGGGTACTGTGGATCAAGGCAAAGGCACTGGCTGCAAACAGTGGTATAGCCTATCTGGGCGTGTCAGATGTCACATCAACTAACGGGTATGAGTTATCTGCCGGTAACGAGATCGAGATAAACTTCAAAGATGTAGGTGGATCTGTAGTGTTCTCAAGTATCTATGTGGATGTTGCCACAAACGGAGACAAGGTCTGCTGGGCCGTGATACTGGATGGCTGAATATGGCAGGGAAGGTAAAGCCGGTAAATGACTACTCAACAGGCCACTGTGCCAGATACATGGAAGGGCAGCGATGTGGCATATGTGGCATATGAGGCACTTATACGTGCAGGCAAGGAACCCGGCAGAGATTTCAGCTATCAATCACGTACCCAGGGAAGGCGGTTAGAGAGTAGCCTTGAAGTAGACTTCAGTTTCCAGAATCCGCCTAACCTTGCGATGCAGATACAGGAATCATTATACAGCCATCCGGGTGGCATAGAGACACGGGGAACTGATGTTTTGGCAAGGGCACAGCTTGCAGGACAGGGTGTTACGCTTATAATGTTGTCGCATGAGAAGCTTCAACAGGACCCTGACTGGCTCATATCAGAAGCATTACAGTACCGTGATCATAGCTGGGAGTAAATTATGGCTATAACTGAGATTGTACTGAGTGGAAAAATCTA